CAAGCGTTGGCAACCCCCTTGGAGTGGACGGAAATTGGCGAAGTTGTTAGCTTTGACGGGCCTTCAGGAACTGCATCTGTTATTGACGTTTCACATCTGGGAAGCACTGCAAAAGAAAAACTTATTGGTTTGCCGGATGAAGGCCAGATTACGCTTTCGGTTAATTGGGATTTGGAAAACGATACGGGTCAACAAGCGGCTATGGATGCGCGGGCAGCGCGAACGGAAAAGAATTTTAAACTTACTTTTTCGGATGCTTCGACTGCTACGTTCGCGGGTTATGTGCTTGGGATGTCCGTCAGCGGCGGGGTTGATGGCAAGGTTGAAGGTTCAATCACCATCGAAATCACTGACGACATTACCTGGTCTTATGAGGGTGCTTAATGAATCCCGTGTTTGGAGAAAAAAAAATCCAGCTTAACGGCGAGGATTATACGGTGAGGTTTACGTGGAAAGCTCTTGCAGCGATAGAGAATAAATACGGAGACGCGCCGGATTTTTTTAATCCTGAGGTTGTCGCAAATATTTTATCTATCGCGATTAACGATTCCGAAATGACGGCGGAAAAAATTCTGGAAATGAACGCGCCGTTTGTGCCCGTGTCGCTTGCCGTTCAGGAAGCTCTGCAGTGGGCTTATTTTGGAAAAGAGCCGATTTCAAAAAGCGATGAAAAAAAAAACCGCCGGAAGGGTGGATTCTTTCGGCTTATAAGGCGGCTGTTTTAGTTGGTATTTCTCCGGTTGAGTTTTGGGAGTTGACTCCGTATCTTACAAGGCTGGCGGTAGTGGCGTTATCGGATGGAAGAAACACTACCGCTTGGATTAATGCCAATCTTTACCGAGCGAAAAAACTTCCCAAACTCTCAGAGATTACATCGCTACAAAAAAGCACTCGAAATATTAGCGTAGAGCTTAAAACCGCGTTGAAACAAATGAAAAGGAAAAAGAATGGCTGAACCTATTGGTGCATTACGAGCAGAACTATCCGCTAATCACGTGCAATTTGAGAGTGATATGGGGAAAGCTCGCCGTGCCGCGCAGACTCATGCGAAGGGCATACAGGGCGCGTTAAGCAAGGTTGGCACTACGTTTAACAACACAATGAAATCCGTTTTGGGTTTTCGGGGTGCTATGGTTGCGCTCACTGCCGCCGGTGGTTTCGGTTTGTTCATGAAAAACACTATTGACGCAGCAGATCAACTTTCCAAAATGGCGCAAAAGGTCGGCGTATCGACCGAAAGTCTTTCGACACTCAAATATGCCGCCTCTATATCCGGCGTGGAGCTGGAAAAACTGCAAACCGGCCTTGTGCGATTATCTCGTAACTCAATGGATGTTACGCTGGGCCTCAAGACTGCAAGGGATGGGTTTGACGCGCTAGGAATAAGCGTTACTGATACAGACGGCGCGTTAAAAAAATCAGACAATCTACTAAAAGAAATTGCGGACAAGTTCGCAAGAATGGAAGACGGCGCATCCAAAACTGCCATAGCGACAAAATTATTCGGCAGGGCGGGCGCGGAATTGATCCCCATGCTCAACCTTGGGTCGGCTGGAATTGAACAGCTAGAGCAAAAAGCGCGGGATTTAGGAATCGAACTATCTACTGAAACGGGACGGGCGGCAGAACAATTTAATGACGATTTGCAAGAGTTAAGCACGCACGCTAAGGGCTTGGGCGTATCGCTGGCAACTTATATACTTCCTAATCTCACAGAAATCACGAAAGCGATGAAAGAGGCCGCGGACGAAAGCGGCTTATTGAAAGCGGCGTGGGTAGGTTTAGGCGGCTTGGGGGCGTGGGCTTTTACAGATGAACTTGATTCACTGCCGGAAAAAATTGAGAATACAAGAAAAAAACTTGATGAGCTGAAAAAGAAACAAGAAAACCTTACTCCTTCATGGGTTCAGGGAGCGCAAAAAAAACTAGGCGTATTGGGTAAGGTTTTTGGCGAAGCGGAAAGTTATAAAAGATTATCTATAGCAATACAAGAAACCGAATCTAAATTAAATTCTCTGGAAGCACAGCAGGCGAAAGAAGATGAAGCACGGAAAAAACGCGCCGAACAGCTAAAAGAGGAAACACAGCAAAGAGAAGAAGCAACGGTAAAAGCGGAACAATCTGTATTACGAATTGCGGAAGCTGAAAAAAGGCGTGTTGCTTTACAATCGGAAATTAAAACTCTTTATGATTCAACAAGAACGCCACTCGAAAAATACAACGCGCAGCTTGAAAGGCTTAATGATCTTTTAAAAATCGGCGCAATAGACCACGACTTATATAATCGAGCCGTAAATCAAGCTCAGATTGAATTTGATAAAAGTACGGAAAAAATTAACGAACATATCGAAGAGCTGGAAGCTGTTGAAGACAAATACGCGGAACTAAAACAAGCTATTGAGGGGTGGGGAAAAGAAAGCGCCAACGCGATAGTCGATTTTTGCCTTACTGGTAAGGCTTCATTTTCCGACATGATTCAATCCATGATTTCCGACATGATGAAGATGATTCTTTATCAACAAATTTTTGAGCCGCTAAGTAAGGGCATCAGCGGATGGATTGGCGGACTGTTCGCGGGCGGTGGTGGCGGCGGCAGTATGATTATTGGCGGGATGGCTAGGGGCGGAGTTTTCCATAAGGGAAATTTAGTTCCTTTCGAGCGCGGGGGCGTAGTTACAAAACCAACTATATTTCCGATGGCGCACGGCGCGGGCTTGATGGGAGAAGCCGGACACGAAGCGATACTTCCTCTCGCGAGAGTTAGGGGTGACTTGGGAGTCCGGGCTTCCGTGGGCGCACCTGTAATTAATATAATCAATAATAATAATTCTGAAATAACAACATCAACAAAAGAAACATCGCAAGGAATGGAAATAGATGTGATGCTTGATAAAGCAATCGCGCAGAAGATGGGCCAACGTAATTCCAATACCAATCAGATGTTGAGAACTAATTTTAGCGCGAAGGAAAGGCTGGTGGCGAGATGACATGGCCGGAAACTTTACCACAAATATTATTGATTGAAGGTTACGCGGAATCAATGGCCGATACTTCAATCCGGTCTTCAATGGACACGGGGCCAGCAAAAGTACGCAAAAGAACTTCAGCGGCAATCAGGCCGCTTAAAGGCACTATTATCTTAACGGAGACACAGCTTGCGGCGTTTAAAAATTTTTATATTACTGATTTATCTGGCGGGGCGTTACGCTTTACGTGGGAAGACCCTGTTACCGAAGAAGAACTGGAAATGCGTTTTACCGCTCCGCCAAGTTGGATACGAGACGGACTAATTTATAAAGTAAATCTTGATTTGGAAATTTTACCATGACGGAAGTAAGTTTGAATTTTCGGCAGGCGGCATACGCGCAGGAGACCGGCAGGGTATTAATCCTGCTGGTAACGATAGATCATGAAGATTTAACTGAACCAATTAGACTATCTACCGACCCCACGCAGGAATTGACGGAACTCACTACAGCGATAGAAAAGGTTTATGGAACTATCTCCAGAGGGGAAACTTATATTCACTTCCCGATTCGTATTGGTTTGCCGAGCGTTGATGAAAGCGGCTTTGGGGAACTGGTTTTAGAAGTGGATAATATTCATAGGGCCTACACGGAAACAATCAGAACTATTTTTACACCCGCGACTGTAACGGTAGAACTTGTTATGGATAACACGCCCGACGTGGTGGAAGCGTCATGGCCGGAATTTTCGCTTACTGAAGTTTCATACGATGCGTTCGTAATTTCAGGAAAAGTTAGAATGGATATTTTTCAGAAGGAGCCGTTTCCGGCGGGAACTTTTTCTCCTGCTTATTTCAAGGGAATGTTTATTTGATGTGGTGGAATAATGTGGTGGAATAATTATGTAGGTATACCGTTTAAGTGCGACGGCAGAGACAGAAGCGGCGCGGATTGTTACGGGTTAGTTGCTCTTATCTATCACGAGCAATTAGGTATTGAACTTAATTTATTTAATGGGGTTTTTATAAACCAAAGTTTTTCCTGCTTAAAAAATGTAGCACGGGTTATGGAGGACGAACGGGAAAAATGGGAGAGGGTGGAAAAGCCTATTGTGTTTGATGTT